TCTCTGAAGAGACTGAACAGAGCCATCTTCGATGATCTCCACAATCTACATCGTCAACTCCAAAATCTATTATAAAAAACTACTGCTTTCAAAGAAAGCTAAGTAGTAGTTTTTTATTTCGTCCAACTACTAAGTAGTAGTTGTTTTTCCAGCAAAGGTATCTGTTTTTCAAGACTTGTCAAGACTTTGAAAGTCTTCACATACCCCCACCCGCAAGAACGCATGTGCATACATATATATATAATGATACTCTCACATATTTACCAAAATTTACGGGCTAATAATTAGTCCATATTATCAATAACTTCCGAGCTACTAAAAAAATTACTTGTGCATAGAGAGTATATAGTGTATAATTAGACTTATAAAGCTAATTAAGAGATAAAGTACATAGTTACTACAGGGACTTAATGGAAATACAACAAGAACAACAATTATCTTCATACTTAGATCTTAATAACCTGTTAAATCTAAGTATACTACAGAGTACTCAGACTGATTTCCTAACATTTGTTCGACTAATGGCTCCAATTCTTGTTTCCGATTGGAAGATGGGACGACATATTGAGCTAATATCTAATAAATTAAAACAATTAGAGTCTGGAGAACTAAAAAGACTGATGGTGTTTCTACCACCACGTAGTTCCAAGTCTGTTATTTGTTCCAAATTGTTTCCAGCATGGTACATAGGGAGAAATCCACAACATGAAATTCTTACTGTGTCTCACTCTGATCAACTTTCTAGTGATTTTGGCCGTTCTGTTCGTGATGTTGTCAATTCGGAAGAGTTTCAGAATATTTTTAAAGGAGTTTCTCTGCGAACAGACGTTAGAGCAGCAGGGAAGTGGAAAACAAACCAAGGTGGAACGTACTACGCAGCCGGGGTACGTAGCCAGATTGCAGGACGAGGGGCTAATATAGCGATATTGGACGATGTGATGTCCGAAGAGGATTCATATTCTGAAGCTGGCCGTAGATATGTCAAGGAATGGTATCCTGCTGGTCTACGAACTCGTTTAATGCCCAATGGTTCTATATTAATTATCAATACAAGATATCATTTTGATGATTTATGTGGATGGCTTCTAAAGCAAGAAGAGGATATGAGCAAATATGAAACTATTCCGTGGGAAGTTATACGAATACCTGCATGGCTAGATGATGAAGCAGCAGAATTATTAGATTTACCTGTGGGATCGTCCTACTTTCCAGAATGGAAGCCAGATGAAGTACTACAGATAGATGAGAATGAGATTAGAGCCTCCAATGGAGCACGATACTGGAATGCATTGTACATGCAGAATCCTACTCCAGAGGAAGGTGGGCTTATAAAGAAGAAATGGATAAAATGGTGGGATTATAATGAGCCTCCTACGTGTGATTTTATCCTACAGACATATGATACGGCTTTCTCCACGAAAACCACAGCAGATTACAGTGTAATTCAGACATGGGGTATATTCTCCATGTACGATCAGGATGAAGATGGAGCAGAAGCCTACGTATCTAACCTGATATTACTGGGTAATATGAAGGGAAGATTTGAATATCCTGAATTACGTAGGATATCACAGGTATTGTACAATGATTTCAAACCTGATGTCTGTATCATAGAGAAGAAGGCAAGTGGTCAGTCGCTACTACAGGATATGCGTAGAAGTGGACTACCAGTAAGAGAATATCTGCCAGATAGGGATAAGGTTAGCCGTGTATATGCAGCCTCTCCACTACTGGAAGCAGGAAAGGTTTGGATACCCAGACATAAGAAGTGGGCTGATGATCTCTTGGAAGAACTGATACAGTTCCCAAATGCTGCTCACGATGATCAGGTAGATGCCCTGACTATGGCTGTACATTTCATGCGAGAGTCGTGGCATCTTACGCATCCTGAAGATCCAGATTGGGAAGATGATAAGCCAAGAAAGAAAAGGGTTGCGTACTGGCGTAGTTAGGTGTATAATGTAAGTAATGGGTAGAACTAATTAGGGGAAATTTATGGCTACAGAAAGAAATCCATACGATCAGATACCACAGGAAGTTGCAAATGTAATTCCTATGGATGCTGCTCCTGTAAGTGAGGAACAGGAAGCTACATTTGAAGTAGATCCAGATGGTGGTGTAACAGTAGACTTTACCAAGACTGTTGTTATGGAAGCAGAAGCTCCTGTAAAGGAATGGTATGCTAATCTTGCAGAAGATCTGGATGATAATGTTCTGGAAGAAATAGCAGAGGATGTATATAACAACTACGATGCAGACAAGAACTCCCGGCAGGAATGGGAGTCTATGTTTGAACGTGGCTTTGACCTACTAGGTCTAAAGATACAGGAATCTTCTGAACCATTTGATGGTGCATGTACAGCAGTACATCCATTACTCGTAGAGTCAGCCGTTAAGTTCCAGAGTAAAGCATCACAGGAATTGTTCCCATCGGCAGGTCCGATCAAGACACAGATACTTGGCAAGTCCACTCCAGAACGTGAGATGCAATCTAATCGTGTCAAGAACTTTATGAATTATCAGCTCACAGAGCAGATGCCAGAGTACTTTGATGAATTTGAGAAGATGCTTTTCCATCTTCCATTAATAGGCTCCGCATTTAAGAAAGTATACTACGATGCAAATCTTAAACGACCAGTGTCAGAATTTGTTCCTATTGACCAGTTTTACGTATCTTATTATTCCAGTAATCTTTCCAAAGCTGACAGGTATACACATGTAATTTACCGTAGTCCCATTGATCTGGCAAAAGATATTCGTTCAGGAATATATTCAGATACAGATTTACCAGAAGCATCTAATCCTGAACCTAGTGCATTTGCATCCAAGATGGATACAATTCTAGGATTCTCTCCAACACAGGATTCAGATCCACAGTATGTATTACTGGAACAGCATTGTTATCTGGAAATAGATGAACCAAATAAAGAAAAGGGAATAGCACTTCCCTATATTGTAACAGTAGAAGAACAATCAAGAAAAGTTTTATGTGTTCGTAGAAACTATAAGCCTGACGATACAAATAAGGAAAAGATAAATCACTTTGTACATTATCGGTTTGTACCGGGATTTGGTTTCTACGGATTTGGCCTAATGCACTTCCTTGGTAATCTTACCATGAGTGCTACAGCAGCAATGAGAAGTCTTATTGATGCAGGTCAATTTGCGAACCTGCCGGGTGGGTTCAAGGCGAAAGGTGTTAGAGTAGTTGGTGACAATGATCCTATCAGCCCCGGTGAGTTTAAAGAAGTTGAATCTACAGGTGTGGACTTGGCAAAGGCTATCGTTCCTCTCCCCTACAAAGAGCCTTCCTCGACCTTGTTCCAGATGTTGGGATTTGTTTCAACAGCAGGTCAGAAGTTTGCAGACAGTACAGAACAAATTGTATCAGAAGCATCTTCTTACGGACCAGTAGGTACAACAATGGCACTACTGGAAGCGTCCAGTAAATTCTTCTCTGCAATCCATAAACGATTGCATAAATCCCAGAGAGATGAATTTAGGATTCTTGCTAGAATAGACTACGACTATCTACCAAGTGAATATCCCTATGATGTGCCGTTTGAAAGTCGGAGTATATTTAAGTCTGACTTTGATGGAAGAGTGGACGTTATCCCCGTCAGCGATCCTAATATTCCATCTAATGCTCACCGCCTTATGATTGCACAGATGGCTATGCAAATGGCACAGCAATCACCCCCCGGCTTGTTCAACATGGAAGCATTAAGTAGAACAATATTGAATGCGGCAAATATGCCGAACTTGGAAGAGATACTGCCGCCTAAGATAAAACCACAAAATCTTGATCCAGTATCCGATATCATGGCTGCTGTGAAAGGAATGCCCATTGCAGCATTCCCCGGTCAGAACCATGATGCACATGTTAAGATAAAAATGGCTTACTTGCAAGATCCTATGAATGGTGCAAGTCCTACCATGCAACGTGTTAGACCAATACTGGAAGCTAATATTCAGGAGCACATGGTACATAAGTATCAGGAGCAGATGGATGGTATTACCAAGATGGCTATGGAGCAGATGCCAGAGCAGAAGCCAGAAGCAATTGAAGGTGTAATGACCTATGCTGCACAACAGATATTGAATGCAAATAAAGCAGCAGGTCAAGCCAAGTCACCAGAACAACAACTGGTTATTCTGGAACAGCAGAAAGTACAACTGGAGCAGCAGAAGATACAAATGGAAGCTGCACAGAATGCTGCTGAAGCTGCATTGGATGCACAGAAGTTACAACTGGAAGAAGCTAAACTTATGAAGGAAGTTGTAACAGAAGGACATAATGTTCAGTTCCGTAAGGAGAAAGCAGATCTGGATAGAGCAAGTAAGGAAACTATGAAGTCTCTGGATCTTCTTACTAAGGCTGCTACAGAACAAGAAAAGAATCAAATTAAATCAGTGGAGATGATGGTCAAGATTGCTCTTGGTCAACAAAAACTAGATTTGGATTCTAGTAGATTAACAGCAGAAGTTATGCAAAAAATTGCTGATGTAAATGATAAAAGTGTACACACAACAATGGATATTGTAAATAGTGTTGTTGCAAATGCAGCTACACAGAAAGGAGAAGAAGATGCCTAAGTATGGAGGAATGCACTACCCTAACGATGTTAAGGGAGTGACAGGTGGTTATCCTACGCATGTACCTAATGGTGATGGTGGTGCATATGGAGATCCCACTAAGAAATCTATTAAAGATGGCGGTGCTGGTGCTAGACCACAAAAGGGTGTGCTAAACCAGAGAGATCCATCTTCATGGAAATATCCTAAATAAATAATGGAAATTTGGGATGAAGTTATCAAAGAATATAACTACGAACTTAATAGACTGAAGAATGTTCTTGGTGAAGGTACTGTGGAAGGTTATGCACAGTATCGACAAATCGTAGGACAGATAGCAGGTATTGAATGGAGTAGACAAATATTCTCTGATATTATTAAAAAACGTATGTACGATGAAGAGGAGTAAATGCAACAGGTACATTTAG